TTTCTTGTTCTGATTCAGCATCAAAACCTTCGACTCTAATACCTTCAACATAATCCGCAATAGGTGCTACAGAAGAGTTCTTCTCCCAAATAAGACTAGTTCCGCCTCCGCCGCCTCCGGCCGGGACGAGTTCTCCGCCCGTAATAACAAAAAATGAGTTCGTATCACTTGAGTAAACTAGCTCTCCATCTTGTGCAGAAGAGGCATAGGTTGTGAGGTTTGCTTCTGTATCCTTCTTGGGGTCTAGCCGAGAAGGATTTTCGACTGAGCTATTGGAGAAAGTACCGTTTGTGACTGTACCACTTACGGTCATGTCGGCCACATCTACGCCCTTATTAAAGGCCACACTATCTCCGACTGTCATATAGGCAGAAAGAGCAGTTTCCCCAGCGTTGGTATTTCTGAAAACTACTTGAGTTCCTCGTGCGATGTCTGTGTGGTTTTCACTCGCAGAGTGTTCTACATTCGATGCCTCAAAAGAATCTCCGTTAATGTCAGTAGAGTAAACTTCTGATTTATACAGTGAGTCACCACTAAGGACTTGTCCTCCGCCCGCTATTCTTTTCTTTTGATATATGCTTTTAACTGGAGCTATTGTGTCGGACTCATTAAGCCCTTTAAAATTTCCATCAATGTGAATTGTCTCTTCTGGGTTAGTAACTCCAATACCTAGCTTGGAGTCTATGATGCGTGCCATTTCTGTGAGGGCAGAAGTGTTATCGTCAGTTCCCTCGATAACTAAGTAAGAGCCCCGAGCAGTAGCAGTTACATCGTCGCTAGAAACTGCACTAATTCGGGACTGGACTACTTCTACTCCATCGTCCCGAGTACCAGTAAACTCTATATCCCCGAGTGAGTCGCCGTCTAAGGTTTGGCCGCCATCTCCTCGCTCTTTTAGGAACTTTAAAATACCTCCGTCAGTATCCACGCTACTCTTAGTAATTTGAAACTGTGAGTCAGTTGAAAATACTGAGGCAGAGCCAGTGTCCTTATTAATTGTAAATACTGTAATGTCTTGAGTCCCAGTATAGAGCTTATAATACCAAAGACCACTTGCATCATCGGTTGTGTCTATCCAGTATCCCCCGGCATCTAACTGCGATGGCCTAGACGTTCCACTAAACCCTGACACTACTGCGTCTTTAAACCCGTTAAGAAGTGTTGCGAGTTGATTACCGCTCGTAGTGGTAGGTATGATTTCGTTCCAAATTTGTTGACTCATTTTGTCATCCCCTGAATTATTTTAAATAACTTGATTTGCTTTTCTTCCATACCCTTTCGCAGTTACATCAAATTGTCTTGATACTTGGACATCACTTCCATCATAGAAGGTAATGTCGAAACTGGAAAGACTCTTATTGGCTAACACGAAATAATCCCCATTTTGCGCACTGTCCTGTGTTATTTGTACGTTAGGGGTTGTCTCTGGCCCTTTGAAGGGAGGAGTATATGCTATATTCGTAGTGCCTATAGCTTCACTCACGACATTGTTTAATGAGAATGTTCTGTCTGGCATATCGGACCTAATTATTCCGTCAAACACTCTTGGAGTGACACTTGCTTTATTACTAATTAACTTAAGCCTAAATTGAAAGATGCGTCCAGTAAAATCTCCCATTGTAAACTTAACCCACTCCCCAAAATTATCTTGAACACCTTCTGACAAAGGGTCAATTATATCTAGGCTTGTCCATTCGCTAATAGTGTTAAGGTTTGCAGTGTACCTAACCTGGCTTTCTACATCCCATTCAGAAGTTCTAGCATTAGATAGGGACTCTACATCTGACAGAGGATTCCAACTGTCCATCAAGTCACCTACTGTAAAACCTTCGGCCTCGATTAATGATTGAAGTCTTACAGTGTATATTTCTCCCAAGTCTAGAAAGTCTGCGTAGTAGTAATATCCGCTAGAGTAGTATTCATTTGTGTCTACGCCGCCCGAGGTTTTCGTCTGTATTACAAGTGCCCCGCCTGTGACCTCTTTTTTAGTTCTCTCTAACTCTCCATTAAGTGCAGGGAAGTCATTCGTCTCGTCAATTATATTGAGGTCGAATAGTTCTGGGATGTGAGTCACTGCCAGTGCGGGTAGCTCAGACTCATTTTTGTTAAGGTCTATGGCCTTAATGAAATAAGTACCTGTTCTTGCCTGAACTGCTATAGAAGTAGAGTTTTTATCGGCCCTTGCTAAGGGTATAGTATTTTCCCAAGTAATAGTTGTGTCTGTGTTCGGATTGTAGCGAATAAGATAGTCGTCTAAGTCTTCATCTAAAACTTCTGACCAGTCAAGTTGAAGCACTTCCCCCGTTATATTTAGGTTTAGTGCTTCTAAGTCTGAAGGAGGAGTGACTTTAGTAAGTGGAGTGGCAAACACTTCGGGGGCATCGACTAAAGATATTTTCTCCCCTGTGGCAGACACGGCCAGAACTTTAAACCCATGCTCTTCGTCAAGGTTATCTTCTCTTACAATGTATTCGTAGTCAGAGTCTTTAGTAACCTCTACTAAATTGTAGCCTCCGCCTACGTCTCGATAAACTTCATAAGTGGCCACTGCGCTTCCATCTGGAGCGTCCCAGTCAAGACCTATGTAGTATTGGTAATCTCTCCCTAGCACCCTATAAGTATTTTCGACTACCTCTAAGTCCTCTACAGCGTTAGGAGCAGACTGACCTACTGTGTCGGTATTTAATTGAGGGTCGTACTCAGGAACGGCCACGCCAGTTTCGGCATCATAAATAGCATCTGCTTTTTCGACTAAAGAAATCTGTGCAGTAAGATCATTTTGAGGAGTTATCGAGGCCACTATACAGTCAAAGACTAAATCTCCTACTTCCCCAATAACTATTAAATCTCCCTTGTCAGGTATTTCTCCGTCTAGTTCGAATGTCTCAAAGTCAACTACGGTCAATGTGTCCGTATAGAAAGAGCCGCCGGATGATCGATAAGTATATCCGTAATTCAGTCCTGAAATAGTTTCTATTCCATCGTCAATAGTAATAGTAGTGCCGGAAACAGTCCTTACTCTCGCTGGCCTGCCGCCTACTTTCATAACATCTTGTGTTATTTGTACATAGTCTCCTCGGGTGCAGACCAAATATTCAAAGTCTGTACTGATAGAAATAGTTTCTTGTCTAAGTCTGTTTTGGGCCATCATGTAGCGGCCAAATCTCCACGCTTGGTGTTGTGAAGTACAGGCGAAAGTAGATAAGTCGTCTATTCTGTCTGCATTAGTCTTGTCAAACCCATCGTCATACACAGTAATTTCGGTTGCTTTCCAGTTTAGTCCTGGGTCCACAAAGCGTACATTAATAGCGTCTGGGGCCTCGGTGTATTTTCTGGATGAGCTAAATCCCCACGAGTTTCTAGGAGTAAATATTTGGACAGGTACAGTTTTCTCTCTATCAATTAGAACCCCGTATTTCCCATCGATAAGGTTTAATGATGCTTGAGCAGCATTACATACAGAGTTAAGTAATTGCTGGAGAGTAGTTTCGTAGTCGAGAATAAAGTCACAAGAAAATCTTGGGTCTACAAATTGAATGGCAGTTTGGGAAGTCACGACTTCATCACTAAAGGCCGCCCACTCCACTAGAGAGTCAGTGTCTAGTCTTGACTTATCAATGGCACGCTTGTTGACTTCCCCTGTAAGAAGATCAGAAAAAACCCAAGCAGGATTTCTACTTATCTCCTTATTCCATGTCTGTGTATTGGGGTCGTACACCTCTAATACGGAGGATGCTGTCCCTGATAGGTTGTCTACATTTCCGTTTATCTGGTTTGTGGCCTTGACCTTGAGCTCAAGAAATAAATGCCTATTGTCTGTAAGAATTGGGGCCCTGTCGAACCTAGTAGAAATAGAATAAAGTGTTAGCGCGTCTGTAGTTTGGAATGTCTTAGAAGAGTAAGACCTATCACGAGTAATTCTAACCTTATAAGATGCCCGCTCCTTAGGAGTGAAAGAAGCTGTAGCATAAACCTGATTTTGACTATTCCCGCTTATTCTAAGTAGGCCAGAAAAAGGCTCAGTAAATTCTATATCCCCCAGAACTTTCTGAGAAATATAGCCAGGCTCATAGGAACTAAATACTTGTGTGGTTTGAACTATAATGACAATGGAAGAGAGAGGCCTATCTAGCGTGTACCTTGAAAATCCCCCGCCTATAGGAGTCTCGGACTGAGTTTTAGCTAGGAATTTATCGTCACGACCTCTTCTTATAGAAGTCCCTGTCGCTAAACCAGACTGTAATTCTACAGCGGTTTCGCCTTTTTTGTATCCGTAGTTTGTGACCCTAGTAAAGAGTCCAGGTTCGCCGCCTACTAACCCAGGGCCGTAGTCATACTTGAATATTTCCCTGTAGTCGGCAATGTCTTGTGAGAATAAAGCAGATGCGGTCCATGTGTTAGGAGTAATCCCTCCGGCAGACTTAAAGCTATCTACAAAGTTTAGATTGTCGTATCTTCTCCAAATATTCTCCCCTACTTTGGAGAACTCTATTGATAGTTCTATTGTCCTAGTTCCTCTACTTCCGTCCGAGCCAAAAGCAATGAGTCCTCTTGGACATACGAAATCTAGACTTATAGTTTGAAGACTATTAGCGGGGTTGGGGGAAGCGTTCCTAGTTATTCTGTAGT